CCCACCAGCCAGAACGTCGTGCGGCAGTCCCTCACCGACAGCTTCGCCGTCGTCGTCGCCGTCAGCAACCGGACCGACGAGCGCGGGCAGGGCGCCGCGCACTCCGTCGAAGCCATCAAGCGCCATCTCTGGAAGGCGCTGCTCGGCTGGCGGCCCACGCCAGAGTACGACGGCATCCGCTACGAGGGCGGCAGTCTGCAGAGCATGGATCGCTTCCAGCTCTTCTACCAGTTCGAGTTCGGCGCGCCGATGGAGATCGGGCCGGAGGACGGATGGGAGCAGGCCCATCTCGACCGGCTCTCGACGTTCGACACCCTCCACGTCCGGGTCGACGAGATCGATCCGACCTTCGACAGGAACCTCGCGCCCGCTGGCGGCCCCGACGGCCGCATCGAGCACGAGGTCCGCATCGCCCACCTCAATCCCCCCTGACAGGAGTCCGACATGTTCGTCAAACCCGCACCCGGCCGCAGCGTGCCGGACCCCGAGCGCCACGGCCTGCTCGCCGCCGACGGCCGCGTGGTCGATCCGACCAGCGCCTACTGGACGCGCCGTCTCGACGACGGCGACGTCGAGCTGGTCGACCCGGCGGACACGCCGCCCGGTTCCATCGTCGAGAAGTCAAAGGCCGCCGCCCGGTAGGCCGCCACCCTCATCCCTCCGAAGCCCGCCACCGTGCGGGCTTCTCCTTTTCCGGAGAGCACTCATGCCCATTCCCTTCAACAACATCCCGCAGCAGGTGCGCGTCCCGCTCTTCTATGCGGAGATGGACAACAGCCAGGCCAACGGCACCGCCACCGGCATCCGCCGCGCGCTGCTCATCGGCCAGAAGCTCGCCAGCGGCACCGCCGCCGCCAACCAGCCCTGCATCGTGACCGGCGTGGCCGCCGCCATCGCGCTGTTCGGTCGAGGCTCCATGCTGGCGCGCATGGTGGCCGCCTACCGACTGAACGACACCTTCGGCGAGCTGTGGTGCATCGCCGCCGCCGATGCCGGCGCTGGCGTCGCCGCCACGGGCACCCTGGCGGTGGTGGGTACCGCCACGGCCGCGGGAGCGATCGCGCTCTACATCGCTGGCCAGCGCATCCTGGTCCCCGTCCTGGCCGGCGACACCGCCGCCACCGTCGGGGCGTCGATCCTCGCGGCCGTCGTCGCGGCCACCGACCTGCCCGTCACCGCCACGGCGGCGTCGCAGACCGTCGTCACCCTCACATGCAAATGGAAAGGCCCGACTGGCAACGACATCACGCTGGGCGATAGCTTCGCGGGTTCGGCCGGCGGCGAGGCGCTGCCCCTCGGCATCACGCTGAGTTACAGCGCGGCGACGCTCTCGGGCGGCGCGACCAATCCCGCCCTCACTTCCGCGATCGCGGCCATGGGTGACGACGAATACGACTTCATCGGCCACCCGTTCACCGACACGGCCAGCCTCGATGCCTTCGCCGCCGAACTCAACGACATCACCGGCCGCTGGAGTTGGAACCGTCAGATCTACGGCCACGCGTATGCCGCCATGCGCGGCACGCTGGGCGCCCTGGTCGCCGCCGGCCAGGCGCGCAACGACCCGCACCACACCATCACCGCGATCGATGCCGACTGCCCGAATCCCTCGTGGGAGTACGCGGCCGCGTACACGGCGCGCAATGCCGTGTTCCTCAACGCGGACGTGGCCCGGCCGACGCAGACCGGCGTGCTCGCCGGCCTGCTGCTGCCACGCGCCGGCAGGCGCTTCCTGCTGACCGAGCGCCAGTCGCTGCTGACCTACGGCATCGCGACCAGCTACGTCGGCGGCGGCGGCCTGCGCATCGAACGCGCGATCACGACCTACCAACGCAACGCGTTCGGCCAGGCCGATGTGTCCTACCTCGACAGCGAGACCCTGCACACGTCGGCCTACGTGTTGCGCCGCCTGCGCGCCATCGTCACCAGCAAGTACCCGCGCCACAAGCTGGCCGACGACGGCACGCGCTTCGGACCCGGCTCGGCGATCGTCACGCCGGCGGTCATCCGCGGCGAGCTCGTCAGCGAGTACGCCAAGCTGGAATACGAGGGCGTGGTCGAGAACGCCAAGGCCTTCGCGGCCAACCTGGTCGTCGAGCGCTCCACGACCGACCCGAACCGCGTGAACGTCCTCTACCCGCCGGACTACATCAACCAGCTGCGCGTCTTCGCGGTGCTCAACCAGTTCCGCCTGCAGGCCGCCTGACCGGCGGCACCCGGCACTTCGTCAATTCCAGGAAAAGGACCCCGTCATGGGAAACAGAATCGCAGGCACCTGCTACGTCAAGATGGACGGCGCGCAGCTGGAGATCAAAGGGGGCCTGGAGGCCCCGCTGCTCGAATTCAAGCGCGAGCCGGTCGTCAGCGCCACCGGCGTGGTCGGCTACAAGGAAACGCCCATCACGCCGATGATCAAGGTCACGGCCATCGCCACGCGCGATTTCCCGGTGGAGACCCTGCGCACCGCCACCGACCTGACCGTCACGGCCGAGTTCGCCAACGGCAAGGTCTACACGCTCTCCAGCGCCTGGCTCGCCAACGAGGCCAACGCCAAGGGCGACGACGGCGAAGCGGAACTCGAATTCAACGGCATCCGTGGGGTGTGGCAATGAGCGGTGTCGAGATCCCACTGTCGAAGACGATCAAGGCGCATGGCGCGGACGTCGACGCGCTCACCCTGCGCGAGCCGACCACCAAGGACCTGATCGAGATCGGCAACCCGTTCCTGATCGTCCTGGGCGACGGCAGCGCGGGCTCGTCCTCGGTGCAGATCCAGAACGGCCAGGTCGCCAAGTACATCGTGCGCCTGGCGGCCATCCCGGCCAGCAGCGTCGAGCAGCTCAGCCGGTCGGACTTCTCGACCCTGTCCGGTGTGGTGCTGGGTTTTTTCGGGACGGACGCCGGCGGTCAAGTGCTGAGCTGACCGATCGCGCGTTCGACGTGGCGCGGTTCTGGCGGCTCGACCCGGCCGCCGTGCTGCGCCTGACCCTCTCAGATTTCAACCTTTACGAGCTGCAGGCCGAACGGATTGTCCGCGCCGAGCAGTCCGACGCGTGAGGATCCTCATGGCAGACAGCTTCACCCTCAAGGCGATCATCAGCGCCGTCGACAAGCTCACCCCGACCCTCAAGGTGATCCAGACGCAGGCCAAGGTGTCCAGGAAGTACCTGGGCGACCTCGGGTCGTCCGTCAACAACCTGGCCAGCAAGTTCGGCATCGGCGCCGGACTCTTCGCGGGCATCGCCGCCGGCTTCGGCATCGGGGCCATCCGCAAGGCCGTCGTCGCCTACGCCGACCTGGGCGAGGAAGTGATCAAGGGCGCCTACAAGGCCGGCATGAGCACCGACGAGTACCAGCGCATGAAGTACGTCGCGGAGCAGGCCGGCGTGCCCATCGACATGCTGGGCCTGTCCATGGGCAAGCTCAACAAGAACCTGGGCACCGCCGCCATGGGCAAGAACGAGGCGCTCGCGGACCTGATGCGGCAACTCAAGATCCCGATGCGGGACGCGAACGGCGAGATGCGCAGCGCCGCCGATCTGCTGCCGCAGCTGTCCCAGGCCTTCGTCCGCAACCAGGACCCGATCAAGCAGGCGGCCATCGGCACCGCCATGTTCGGCAAGGCGTATCAGGAGATGCTGCCGTTCCTCAACGAGGGGCCAGAGGGCATCGCGAAAAGCCTGGCGCGTTTCAACGAACTGAAAGGCGTCATCCCGCGCGAGGATCTCGAAGGTGCCAAGGAATTCGGCGACAAGCTGCAGGACCTGCAGGCCGTCACCAAGGGCTTCCAGATGACGATCGCCAAGCAGCTGGTGCCCGTCCTTTCTCCGCTGGTCGAGCAGTTCGTCCAGTGGGCGGCGGCCAACAAGAAGCTGATCGGCTCCGAAGTCAAGAAGATCGTCCAGGGTCTGGTCGAGGCCGCGAAGTCGATGGACTGGGTGGCGTTCGTCGCCAGCGTGCGTTCGACTTTCGAGGCGGTCGGCGCCGGCATCGAGAAGGTCGGCGGCCTGCGCAATGCGCTGATCGCGCTCGCCGTGGTGATGAACGCCTCCACGATCGGGTCGCTGTTCGGCGTCGTCGGTGCCATCGGGCGGGCCGGCCTGGCCTTCGGCGCATTGATCCCGCAGGCCTATGCCGCCGCCACGGCCACCGGCGTGTTCGCCGCGGCGCAGGACGGCGCGGCGGCCAGCGCGGCGGCCAGTGGCGCCGCGATCGGGGGTGGACTCCTCAAGTCCCTGATCGCGCTGGCCTCGTCGGCCACGCTCCTCGCCGCCGCGGCGGCGGTGGGCTACGCGATCGGCAGCGTCATCTACAAGGCGATCGCCGAAACCGACTTCGCCGACTTCCTGGGCCGCAGCGTCGCCAAGGTCCTGGCCTTCTTCGGCAACCAGACGGCGAAGGATGCTCTCGCGGCCCAGCAGGCGTTCGATCGCGTGCAGCTCGGCTACAGCGCATCGGCGCCGCGTGCCACCACCGCGCCTGTGCCAGAGAACGCAGGCGCCGGCGGCTCCCTCGTCCGCGTGGCGCCCAAGGTCACCGACGCGATCGGCACCGGGACCTGGCGGCTCGGTGCGCCGGAGCAGGCGATGCTTCGGCAGGCGGCCCGTCCCGCCGCCATGTCACCCCAGCTGCAAGCCATCGCCGTGCCGGCGACGCGCGCCGTGACGCCCTTCGTGGCCACGCTGCCGAAGCCGCCGGAGGGGGCCGGCGCCGAATCCCGGTCGGCCGGCGGGCCGGCGCGGCAGTCCGGCACGCCACCCGTGCTGAACCAGCCGCAGACGGTCAGCCTGGCCGGCAAGCTCGACGTGCGTTTCATGGACGCGCCGCCCGGGCTGCGCGTCGAGCAGGCGAAGACGGACGGCGCCCGCGTGGCGCTCAACACCAGCGTCGGCTACCGCTACACGGCGGCGATGGGCTACTGAACATGCCTGAACCACTTGCTCTCGATCTGCAGCCAGCCAGCTTCCGGAGCGTGCCTTTCCACGTCGAGGGTTCCAGCCTGGAAGCCGGCCGGCGCGTGCAGGTGCACGAGTACCCGCAGCGCGACATCCCCTGGGCGGAAGACCTGGGCCGCGCCGCGCGCGGCATCACGGTCGAAGCGCTGCTGGTGGGCACCGACTACATCGCGCAGGCCAATGCTCTCATCGCGGCGGTCGAAGCACCGGGGCCGGGCACGCTGGTGCATCCGTGGC